CTAATTCGTTGTCATGAAACGATTTAGCGGCCTTTTCTTTTTTAGCCCCTAGGGGTGTAATACCGTGTCTAGGTGGTAAAATATCGATGTATTTTCTAGGGTTTATCTGGCTTGGCTGGCTCTGGCGGTAAGGCGTTTGCGCATGTTTCGCCACATGCTCCGGGCGATATTCTACCTCGCCGCCGCGATAATCGCCGCCGCCGCGAGCGCCCCGACCCCGAACCCCACCGCCAGCCCGCCGCCTCCAGCGAGCGCCACCGTTCCCCAGGTCGGACCGGTTGCCTTGGCCTTGGCCTCCGCCGCCATGCTCGCCGAGAGCGATTCAAAGTAAGCGCCCGACGGCGCAAAGTCCGCGGCCGCCGCCTTGTACCCGGCGTTGAACGCCCGAATGGTCGCCGCTTGCCCCTCCGCTATCGCCGCGTCAAGGAGCTGCGCCACCGTCTCCGCGCTGTAGGATTTCCCGGGCTCGAGCCCGTACTGCGTCAGCAAGTCCGTCGGCTGCGGCGTCTCTTGCGCGCTTAAGCTCGTCAGCCCGAGGAGAAGAATCGACAAGGCGATCAGCAGGGGTATTCTCAATTTCATGGGCTTTCGCCTCCTTGGCTTTTTCGGCCGCCACTGTCGCGGCCTGCGCGGTCTCGTAGGTGTGTATGGTCTGCCCGCGCTGTACGGCGACAATCCAGCCGACGGCGCAGGCGAGGGAGAGGACGACGAGGGCGATAATGAGGGCGGCGGTCGTGCGCTTCATTCCTTGCCCGCCTTGTCCATTTCTGGGACGTAGTGCTCGGCCTTGTTCTTCGTGGCCTGCACGTTGGCCGCCTGAGACACGCCGGAAAGCAGAAGCAGGGCGGCGACAACCGGCGCGGCGATGGTAGCCGCGATGGTGGGCTGGGAAAATAGGGTGACGAAATAAACGGCGAGGATCCCCCAATACGAGGAATAGTGCGACGCCGCTTTCGTGAGGGGTTGAAGTTTCATTTCATATACTCCTCGGGGTGAACCCTGGCCGAGTAGTCGTCCAGCCTGTCGGCCTGGTGGTGGATCTCCCAGTGAACGTGCCGCCCGGTCGGCCCGGTTACATAGCCCGCGTACCCGACAGGCGCGAGCGGTTGGCCGGCGCGGACTTGCGTCGCCTCGGTCAGCATCATGTGGCAGGGCCAGCGCGTCGCCTCCTCCTCCTCGATATAGTAGCCGAAACGGAAGGGATAGCGAGCGGGGCCGGGTTGCGGGTTGAGGATCTTCGACGGCCAGATATGGCAGAGAAGATGCAGGCGGCCCGACGGCTCGACGAGGGTAATGAAGGCGCCGAAGGTGTCGTACCAATACTCGCGCCAAGGGAACGCGAGAATCTCGGACTTCTCGGCGATCCCCTTGCCGCCCCAGCCGCCGCGGCCACGGTCGGGGTCAACGCCGCGGAAGATGGCGAAGCCCTGCGCGGTGCCGTCAGCAGGCGCCCGAACGATGCCGTCGCCTCCCGCGATGTCGAGCGCGCCGTGGACGTGGGTACGCTGCGCGGGAGGAACGGAGAGTGGGCGAGGCTCGGAGAAGGGCGTCGTGATGATGCCGCCACGGAGGGGGGTCATTTTCCCGCTTCCTCTGCCCGCTGGCACTTTACCTCTTTTTTCAACTCGTCCACCGCCTCGCGGATGTAGGCGAGCGCGGCGTCGATCTTGACGAGCGTGAGGTCGACGGAATGGTTCTTCGTCTCGATTGCAAGGATTTTCGCCTTGTGGTCGACTACTTCGATTTTTAGCGCTTCGATCTGCTCCATCGCCCGCCCCTGTTCACGGAAGAATGTGCGGCGCTGGTTGAAGAATGACCAGATGGCGATGATGGATACCGCGATAGCTAAGAGGCCGGGAAGCGTTCCGCCGTTAATCGTTACCGTCATGGGTTGCATCGTTCACCTCCTGGGGTTGTACAGCACCGCCCCGAGCGCCGCCGTGATCAGCGACCCGAGGGCGATTTCCGTTAGCTGGGCGATCATGGGAGCGCCTCGACGTGCGGCAGGCTCGCGTTGAAGTCGGCGATGGTCTGCGGCACCGGAACGGGCGGCCACTCGATGTCAGCAGGGTACGCCGATACCGCATCGACTACGGCATAGAGCTGCCGATCGTACCGCGCGAATTCCTCCACGCTGGTCTTTGTGTACCTTTCCGCGAAGCTCGGCCGTTGCGCGTAGGCTGAGGCGTCAAGTAGTTCATTGCGCCGGACTTTGGCTTCATCTTGTGTGGCAAATTGTTCGGTCATACAAACTCCTTACGAGAGAGAAAGAAAAGCGGGGCGGAAGCCGATGGTGCTGCCCACGGACGAGCGCGGATCATTCAGATCCAGCGCGGCAAGGCCAGCATTCGACCCGGTGTACCAGGTGCCGCCGACGAAAGGCAGACGCTCGCCATAGTTGCGGTTATACAGCGTCCCTTTCGAGCTCCATGGATTCGCGCCGGCCGACGAAATCTTGGTCGAGAGCATCGAGGCCAACATGCGCTGTCGCACTGCCAGATCGAGCGTATCGTACCCCGCGGCGATCGTCATTGCATTGTGTGTTACCGTCGTATAGTTCGGATCGACAAGCGGATTGTCGCGCGCGTTGGAGAGCCTGGGAGCGCCCCCAGAAGTGGCGATTGTGTTGTCGAAATACGCTCCGGTGGAGGGCCAGCTCGCCTCGGCCAAACCGACATAATTATCTTCCGGCATGTAGATGAGACCGTCGACTTCCTTCATTCCATCGCGCCATTCCCACATAGATCCGACCAGGTCGTGGATGCCCCAGCGATCTGCATTATGTGACCAAAATTTATTTGCGGCGCTATTGCGATGATTCGCGGTGCCGGAAGGCGTCCCGGCACTAAGCCCATCATATCGTACAGCGCATTCGTATTCGTAGCCAGATTCGTGCGATCGGCCATAATAGGTATTCCCGCGAGGCTCCGTGCTCATCTTCATGGATAGCCAGGAGACAAGACCATGTTCCCACATCGTCATCATGTGCCAGCCCGCGCCCTTGTTAGTGCAGAGCAGCTTTGAGGCATCGAAATCGAGTGATCCCGTGGGGAAAAGCCCAGGCCAGGAAACGGCGCGCCAGCCTGCGCCCGAGCCGTGGTAGGTCGTCCCATTGTACGAGGTGCCCTTAAACATGGCGTAGAAAATTTCCGTTTTCTCCACGCCGTTGACGCGGAAAGCGGGATGCACGGGGCCGATGGTGGTCGTGATTGTGCATCCTGCCCCGGTGCCTCCAGTTGTCGCGGCACCAGCGGCTGCGCTGTACCCGCTCCCCGGGTTGACGATCTTGATCGAGGTTATGGCGCCAGATCCATCGACAGCAAGGACGCGAACGGTTCCTCCCGTTCCGCCTGCGATGGTCAGGATATCGTTCACCGCATACCCCGCCCCGGCCGCAGTGATGGCGACAGTTTTCAGTGCCGTTGTAGAGCCCATATCCGAGTGAATGTGGCCTGCGAGAATAGGCCCTCTGACGATGTACATCATCGACGGGTAGCCGAGATCATCGACCTTCACCGTCGCCGCTCCGCATGAGGCCGCCTCTACTATCTCGCGCAGCAGCGCGGGCGGCATCTTGGCGGCAACATCGTATGACCAGAGAGCGGAGTATGCCTCTGCAGCAGCGAGCTTCGCGAGATGGGTGTAGCCCGCCGTCAGGGCTGTCTTTTCGGATGCCGACGGGATGTTTCCCTTGAGTGCATAGAGCTCAGCTCCACGATCGCCCCTGTATGCGCTCGAGGAGCTTTCCCCTAGTGCCAGACTTTGAGAGATTTCTACGTACGCCGACCCTGACCATCGATAGGTCAAATTCGTATTGAGCGCGACGTAGATCTTCCCCGTCTCGCCCACAGCCGGGAATGCTGCGAGATTCGCGAATTCGAGGGCGTCGTCCACATAGGCCGGGAGCTGCCCCGCGGGTATCTTCCCCCCGACCAGGTCGGCCTTGGCCGCAAGGGCAGGAGTCAGTTCCGACTCGAGCGCGTACTGCGCATGCGGGTCAGGCGCCGCTACATGCCCTGCGAGCGCCGCCGCCGCCGTGCTCTCAGCGCCCGACTGCGCCGCGTTGGCCTTGGCCGTGACCTCCGCCGTGCTGTCCACGTCGAGCGCCGTGCGCTGTGCCGCGACGGTTGCGGCTTCGAGCAGGGAGCGGCCGGGGGTGGATTCCTTGTCGTGGTCCTGCGACAGGACATCGATCGCCGCCTCCCTCGCGTTCATGTCTGCGGGGTCGTCGTAGGCCGGGAGTTGGCCGACCGCGTAGGTCTTGCGGATGTACTGGATCAGGTTGAAAGCCATATTCGCTCCTTTTTACCGGCGGAAAAGCAGCGCGAGAAACCTGACCGCCAGCGTGGCCGATGCGATCGCGGGCGCCGCCATGATCCACGAAAAAATCCTGAACATATCAACCTCCGTATCCGTACGCGAAGCCCTCTTCCGCGGAACCGAGCTTCATATTCGACGCGCTCGCAGTTCCCTGCGCCGTGTTTGATTCATACGCCTGAATCTTGATGATGCTACCGCTCACGACAGTGACATCGCGGTAGCCGATCCAGCTTGCCGTCGCCGCATCTTCCGCGCTCGACGATGCCGTTGCTGATGCTGTAGCCCCAACCGCCGAGCCATCCACCAGGACGCGACCGTATACTGTATTAGAAAAGCTCCCGGCGGCGACGTTGGCCGTTATCGTGAAATAGACGCGGATCGTTCCTGACTTCTTGATTTTGTATTGGAGCTTGTCGGCCCAGGATCCCGAAGAAACGACCGCCACCTCGAAGCTCTTGGCGAAAATATTGTCTCCGGCGGTGCGCGCGGCCTCGGGGCCGTCTGTCGTCATCCCGCCTGGTGTATGGAGAAGGCCGTCGCCCGACAGAGACATAGCGAGGAAATCGGCCTCCATCGTCCCATAGGTGCCGTATGCCGTGCCGTCGACGCACTTCCGCCTGTACCATTCCCACTTGCCTTTGAGCGCCGCGTTGAGGCACATGATCACGTCGACCACTTTGACCGCGTCGACGCCGGCGTAGTTATGCATTGAAATATCATGGACCCAGTCGATGTACTGGCCCGAGTTGGCAACGATGCACGATTGCGAGTGCGTAGCTTCCGTCGTGGCGCCCACAGGCGCGCGGAGCGTCATAATCGAAAATTCCTGTCCTGTTACCTGATTCTGAACGATGATCTGCTCGTCGCTTGTTCCAGGGATGAGGTCGGCGTAGATGTGGTAGCCGAGGTCGGTCAACGCGCGCCGGAGTGTCATTTTCCCCGTGGTCGTGGCGAGCGTGATGCTCCCGGCGGCAGTCAGGAAGTCGGCGGCGTAGATCGTCGCCGTGGTGGTGTCGGAGAAGGTGAGCCGGATCGAGGCGTCGCCCGTGATGTAGACGGAAACGACGGTCTTCCCGCCGTAGGCGCTCGAGGAGGCGACGGCCTGCTCAATGCTTCCGCGCACCTTGCCGTCAAAGGCGTTGATGAAATCGATGCCGCGCCAATAGTCGTCGATGGCCGAGGTAACGAAGTCCGCGAGCGTCGATTCATGGACGTTGCCCGCGAGGTTGAAATAGCCCGAATCGATCACGGTGGCGGTGTTGTCCGAGTCGTTCCAGACGCCGATGGTGTTTTCGGCGGGGCATATTCTGGCGTAGCTCGTCCAGACGTTGCGGCCTGAATAGCTCGATTTCGATTGGATCAAAACGGTATCACCGTCGGCGACAATTATTTCTTTGTTGAATAATTCCTGCGCCGCGATCGAATATCCGCTGATCGAGGCCATGACTATTCCATTGACAAGGATTTGCCAGTAGCCCACGTTCCCGTGCGTGAGTAAATAGTAATAGGTTCGCCCCTTAGCGAATACCTTCACTTTGCCGGTTTCCTGCGCGGTGAACGATTTCACCGTCGTCCAGTCTGTGCCGCTGGTTGCTACCTCGGCGTCTTCGGACTGATACGATACAGAATTGTCCGCGCCGCCCTTCACGACGTGGGTGACGTTTTTCCCACCAAAGGTTCCCGTCGCCGCGTGCCAGCCGTTCGACAGCCCTGCGCAGTGGGAAATCAGGGCCGAGCCAGCCCAGTACGTCGGGGTCGGCGTGGGAACGGTCGCGCCCGTGGTCGGGTCGGTGGTCGCCATGACCGGGGTATTGAGGACGCCCCGAACGGTGCCGTTCTTCATGTCCACGTCGCCCGAGAAGGACGCCGAGCCGCCGCGCAGGAAGTCGATGAGCGCGAGGCTGATATGCGCCGTCTCGATCGAGGCGTCGACGCCGTAGTCGGCTTCGATACCATAGAGCGGCGTCGTGCCATCGGAGGCGAGGATTTTGCAGACGTCCGCGATGTCTCGGATCGCCTTGTACATATCCGCCGGGTCGGTCGTCCAAACCCAGGCGCCCGAGGTGTACCGGAACACGCCCCGGTGATCGGGCGGGTTGGCGATGGTCGGGGGAATGGTGGTGTTCGGAGTCTCGGAATAGAGGAGGTATACGTCGCCCTCACGCCCTCCAGTGGGGATCGCGTCCCGCTTGGCGCCCAGGTATTGCGGCGTGTACGTGGGCACTTGCTGCAGCGATTCGGTGATCGCCGCCGCCTGAACCGCCGCCGTGATCGAGGTTGAAAGGTCGGCTTTCCCCGCGTCGTAGTCCGACCACTTGCCCTCGTACTCTGTGCTGTCGATATCCTCCGTAGTCGCCAACTCATCGCCGGAAAGCCACAAGGGGTATCCCGACACCCAGGCCGTCCCGCCGTTCAGGTAGTCGGCAAGGGCTTGGAACGCGGCATCGTAGGTGGCCTTCTTGTCGGTGATCGCGTAGGTATCCGCCTGCTCGTCGAGGAGGTCTTTCTCCGCGGCGATGGCGTTCCATTTCGCGCGGTCCGCGATCTTCTTATTCGGCGTGAGCGCGTCCTGGCTGTGGATGTCCAGGATCGACATGGCGGCCCGCTGCGCGTCTTCCAGGGCTTGCCGGATCGAGTATCCATACCGGGCGAAGTAGTTTCGATTCTTGAGCGTTACCGCAATCTTGTATTGGTCGCCGAAGCAGGAAATCGTCCGCTGCACGACGGTATAGAGCCCCGTCATATCGAGCGGGTATCGGCTTAAGGCGCCGGGGATGGCCTCGCCAGTCGGCAGCAGGCGCCCGGTCGGAAAATGCCCGGAGGTGATCGCCCAGGTCTGGTAAAGCGCGGTTTTTACGAGGTCGTGGCAAGTACACGTCAGGGTGATTTCCCGCTCGGCGTACTGCGCCACGCGCTCGGTGGCCTCGGCCCCGGCGGCCGTGGGGTTGCGAATCGTCGAATCGGACTCGATCTTCTCGATCTTTCCCGACGTTCCCGACAGCGCGGCGATCTCGGCTTTCAGTGTCGCGTTCTCTGCGGTGCCGATGATGCGTGAGCTCGCGCCCTTCATGATCTGTACGGTTCGGAGATCGCTGTAAGCGTCGACCTTCTTCAAGCCCGTGATGTGCTCGGGGGCGTCCACCTGGGGGAAGTCGGAAGCGACGAGGAAATAGAACTTCTTGTCCGGCGCGATGTAGAAGCTCGCCCCGTCAACCTTCTTCGCCAATTCGTTCAAGACCGTGCTCGCCTGCTCGTATGACTTCTTGTAGGCGTCGATCTGGATGGTCGTGGTGGAGATGGAGCCGAGCGCCAGCCCTTCCTCGGCGAGGTATTCGGTGAAGATGTCCGCAACGATCTCGTGGACGTATTTCCCGTACCAGTTCCGGGTGATGAGCCGACGGGACAGGATCGATTCGAGGCTCTGTATCGAAAGGGTCACGACGCGCGTCTCGAAGCCGGTGTCATATTCCGGGGTCGATACGGTCTCGATCAGGCCCGCGAATACCGGGACGTCGTCTATGAGGATCTGGACCGACTGCAGGGAGACCGGCGTCGGCAGAGCATCGAGCCGCACCTGGATCGAGGTGCTTGCCGTCGCGCGCGCTTGCTCGGTGATCTGCAGGGAGTCCGTGAGCCCGACATAGGCTACGCCGCTGATTAAGACATCAACCGCCATAGGCGCTCCCCGCGAACTTATCGAAGTGCTCATAGGCGATGCGCCCGATCTCGCGCCCGTCCGCCGTGATCGAGCCGTCCATCTTTATTGACAGGCTGATCTGCTGTCGTGAGATTCCCGCCGCCCCGATGCTCCCGAGGTTCTCGGCCGGCCCGATGACGATTCCCGCGCTGCGCGCCTCGCTGGCGATCCCGGCAGGGAGGATCATCTCGCTGTCGTGGATCTTCGCGTACTGGTCACCGGGTACAGAGAGCGAGCCAACATCGTAGGAGCCGATAAGGGACTGATCGATGATCCCAGCCACAATCCCCGCCTTCTCTACAGCCGCCTCCCACAGCGCCCGGAGTTCGGCGGCCAGGTCAGCGAAGTCATCGGAGGTAGCGCCGTTGGCGATCGCGTCGCTGATCTTCTGGCCGATTGCGGCCACGGACGCCATCAGGCTTTCGGTGTAGACCGCTGCCTTGATGACCGCGCCCCTGATGTACTCCTCCATCGCATAAAGAAAATCTTCCTCGCTGAATCCGTTCACGAGGTTGTCGATCAACATGCTCGTGATGTCCGCCCCGACATTCTGCAGGGACTCGTAGAAGGTAGAGGCGGCTGCCTTCACCTTCGTGAGCACCGAGGCGTAGGCATCGGCCGCTTTGCTGGCCAGGGTCCAGAGCTCCCGATTGGCTTTCAGGGCATCGTTCTGCTCTTTCAGGGCGTCGGTGGCCTCCGTCCCGCCCATGTCCTGCGCCGTGATCGCGGTCAGCGTACCCTCGTCGGCGCCCCGCTGCGCGATCTCATTGAGGTGGACGCCAATCCAGCCGAGCGCGTCATTGATCGCCCGGATGATCCAGTTCAGGACGCTCGTGATGCCGTTGTATATCCAGTTGAATGCCTTGATGATCGCGTTTCCCACCGGCACGATGATCGAGTTGTAGAGGAACACGAAAATCTCGGAAATGAGCTTGATGATCGGCGTGAGCAGCTGGATCGCCGGGGCGAGGATTTGCCCGAGCGCTTCGCCCAGCATCTTGAACATGCCGACGATCGGCCCAAGCACTTCGTTGATGACGGGGCCGATGACTTCCATCATCGAGGAGAAGATGGTCGTCAGTGGGTTGAGAATCTGCTGAACGGACGAAAGCGAGGTAACCGCCTGGACGATGCCGCCGATGCTGTCGGCGAAGGCTTTCCCGATGTCCACGAGGCCCGCGAACAGGTTGCCGATCTCCGTGCCGCCGGATACCGTGCCGTCCTCGCCCTGCTTCCCGACGACGCCGGCCTGCTGCCAGGGGGCGAGCTCGGTCTTCTTGCGCATCTCCTCGAGATACCTGTCGTAGGCCACCCACCCGTCGCCGCCCTCGGCGACCGTGCCGTGGTTCTTCTTGTAGTCGGCGATCCACGCGGCGACCTTGGCGGCCTGAATCTTCATATCCTCGGCGTCGAGCGCGTTGGCGAGCTTCTTGGCGTTGAGGTAATCCGCCACCCACTCGGCGACATCGGCCTCTTGCAGGCCCAGGGTCGCCGCTTCCGACATAGCATCGAATACCTGTTTCCCGAGGTAATCGGCGGCCCATTCCTCAACGTCGGCGGCCTGCAACCCTTCCTCGGCGGCGGCTTGCAGGGCATCGAAAGCGCCCTTTCCGAGGTAGTCGTCGCACCATTCCTGAACGGCTGCCGACTGCAATCCCTCGTCGGCTGCGGACATGAGCGCCTCGAATACGTTCTTTCCGAGGTACTCCTCCGACCACTCCGCCACGTCCGCCGCCTGCAGGCCGTCCGTCGCGGCATCCTGCAGGGCCTTGAACGCTTTGTCGCCCAGGTAATCCTCGACCCATGCCTGCGTATCGGCGGCGCTCAAGCCATCGGAGGCGGCGGACTGCAGCGCGCGGAACGCCTCGTCGCCGAGGTAGGTCTGTACCCACTCCTCGGCGTCGGACGCGCTCAAGGCTTCGCCGACCGAGGATTGCAGGGTTTCAAACGCCTGCTTTCCGAGGTATTCCTGCACCCACTCTTCGGTATCGCTGGCGCTCAAGCCCTCGGACACCGCCTGCATGATCGCTTGGAACGCGGCTTTCCCGAGGTAGTCGTCGGCCCAGTCCTGGGCGCTTCCGGCGCTGGGTTCAGGCGCGGCCTCGCCGTTCCATACGGCATTGGCGGCGCCGTAATCCAGCGGCGTGAACATGGTGTCGCCGGCGGCGTCCTTGTACTTCTCGAGCTTGAAGCGGGTCGCGTCGATCTCTTTGCCGAGCTGGCGGAGGTCGTCCGATCCTTCCTCGGCATAGCCGGCGAACGAGGATTTCAGGGAATACTCAAGCTTGACGCCCTTTTTCGCGTCCTCAACGACGAAGTCGCCGAGCATCGCCAGGCGCTTGTCGTACCACTCTTTCTCGATGGCGGCCACGTCCTCGCCGGTATTCTCGGCCAGGGCGATTCGGGCCTTGTATTCCTCGTCGAGCGCCTTGAGCCGTGTTCCCTGTGGAAGAGTGGTTGAACCGGTCGATCCTCCTCCTCCAGGGGACGGATTCTTTGCTGGTTCGAGAGGCGAAGGGGGTATATATGTCCCCATGGCAATGCTCTTATATAATTCAATGTCGTCAATGGCTTTTTTTTGTCGCGCCGCCGCATCGTTGACAATAGCCTGTATTTTCTCTTTATCGAGCGAGGTATACTCGAGATATGTTTGTCCGGGATTAAGTTTTCCTACTTCATCTAGGATTTGCTTGTAATTTGCGTATTCTTTCGTCGCTTGGACCAAGTCTTTTTCGGCTTTTTCATACAGTGGTTTCGCGAGAATTCTCGCCTGTGCATCAGCGGCGGCCGTCGCCTTCGTTGCTAGTGTTCCATTAGCCGCGGCGAGGTTAATGGTGTCCGTGGTAAGGTCGGGGAATCGATCATGCAAGGTCTTGGCGATCTCCGCCATGCGGTTCTGCTCTGTCGCGGTAGGGTTTACCTTGTCGTAGAGGTTTTGATATTCGTCGGCGAGCGCCTTGACTTCTTTCTGCGACTCGCTGGATTTTTCGATTTGCTTTTTTAGGGCTTCGGTGTGGTCTTCCGCCGCCTTCGCGGCTCCGGCGATGACCACAACCAGGGCGGCCAAAGCGGCCCCCGCGAGAGCGTAGGGGTTTGCGAACAACGCATCGTTGACCAGTAATAGCGCCTTTCCGAGAGCCGTTACAACGGCATGGCCCTGCGACACCAGCACGAAGGCCGCAACGCCCGCCGTGGCCGCGCCCAGGCCCGTGGCGATCTTGAATAAAACCTCGGGGGTTTTTTCATTTTGGGCGATCATGAGGAACAGATCCCCGAGGCGCTGTTTCATAGCAGTGGCAACAGGAAGGAGTTGATTCCCTATAGTTTCGAATAGTGCTTTTTGCGCCGATTCTAGGCGCTGTGATATGTTGGCATAGCTGTCCGAAGTCCTGGCAAGGTCTCCCTGTGCATCTTTAGTGGAATCAAGGATTACCTTATACCGAAGCCATATCTTTTCTTGCTCTGAGAGGTCTTTCCCGGTTTTGCTAACCCCTTCGCTGATCGCTTTTTGAGCGAGCGTCGTTTCGGTGATGACGATGCCGTATTTTCGAACCGTCTCCGTGTTCCCGACGAGAGCCGACTGGAAGTCTGCAATAACGTCCTTTCGGGCGATGTTGTTGAATGACCCCATGTCTCCGGCAAGCTCGACCAACCCCATGGAGAGCTTCGCGGCCTCCTCCCTCGCAAATCCCATCGGGACAAAGGTATTTTGCAGGGTAGCGGCGAAGTCTTTCGTCTCGGTCTTGGCCAGGCCAAAAGCCTGGAAGTACCTATTTGCCCACCGATCAACCTGATCGGCCTGATCTTTGAATACTTCCTTGAACTTATTATTCGATTCGTTGGCGTCGGAAGCGGTCTCGATGTACTGCCCCAGGATTGCGTTGGCCTTCTGCAAAGCCTGGCCAATCTGCCGCACCGCTTCGACCGGCCCCTGCATCACGTCGCGGAGCTTGGCGGAAGCCGATTGCAGCCGAGACCTTAGCTTTTCAAGGTCGCCGGCGAGGTCTGAATCGTCGATCTTTGTGCCGATCCGAACCTTGCCGTCATACTGTCCGCTCATCCGCACCCCCCCGCCAGGCTGTCGAATAGATTGCCGATCACGTCGTCTTTCTTCTCATCGAGCGCGTAATGCCTCTTGAGGTCGGCGAGTTCGTTCCGCTCGCCGGGCTTCATATCAGGCCGGAATGGCCGCGCGCGAATATCGATCACGTCCGCCAGGTGGGTGCCTTTCGGCAGCCCCGCGAGGAGTTCGCAGAACGTCCACCAGTGGATCGAGGTTTCCCGAAGGTTGATGTCGTAGGTCTGGAAGAAGGCCGCGAAGATGCGGCCGGAGTCGATAAGGATGTCGAAATACCGTTCTTTCGGCTTTTCGTTCTTCTCGGGTTCCTGGCCGCAGTTGATATACCAGCGCACGTAGGTGACCAGCCCTTCCACGTCGGCCGATTTGATCTTGCGCCCGAAGAAGAGGACGAGCGCCAGGGCAGTCTTGTCCTGGTCGCTCAAGTCCTCGTCGTCGAGCAGGCGGAGGTACGAGAGTACCGTCCGATAGTCCGTGTTGATCGCGTAATCCGTGCCGTTGACCGTGGCGGCCGTCGGCGGATTGTCGATCAAGAGGTTAAATTTCACGCTTTCCCTTGGTGGCCGGTTTCACTGATTCCACCTTGGCCGAGACGCCGGCGCCCTTGATCTCGCCTGCGATGAAGGTGAGCATGTCCATCATGTCCATAAGGTCGTAGCCCGCCTTCTCGAACAGCTCGTCCCAGGCTCCGGGCATTAGGAAATCGACCATGCCCTTTTCTTTGTCTTTCAGCAGGTCGAAAGCCGTTTCCAGGTCGTCCGGGGAGTCGCCCGTCATGGCGGCGATCTTGTCGACCACCGCGAGCGTCTCGCGCCAGAACGACGCGACGGTTTTCACGAACTTGTAGTTGCTCGCCGAGGCGTTGAAGCTGTAGTCCTTCCCACAGATTTTCAGAACTAGCTCGCTCTTCTTCCCGGCAAAATTGAACTCTTTCACCTTTTCCTCCTTCACTGGAAAAGAAGCCCGCGATTCGGCGCGGGCGGCCTATCCTGCCGCGACCCCTGCAGGAAAGGGGGAAGGAGGACGCTTTTACGCTTTGATGTCGCCCGAGGCGAGGACCTGGCACAGGGCCTTCACCACGTGCTCGTAGGCGTCGAGCTCGTACACGGTGAGGTACTGGCCCGCGACCGCCGCGATGTCCGCCCCGGAGGTGTAGGCGACGTAATCGCCCACGTACTCGCGGTTCTTGACGGCGAGCGCGACCGTGGAGAGCTTGTATCCCGCGTGGTTCGCGGCGCCCAGGCTGGTGATCGTGCACTTGGTGCAGCCCGAGGTGGCGAGCGAGGCCGCAATGGTGGCGGTCAGGGCCGTCGCCGCGACCGGGTCGGTCTTGGCGGGCTTGCCGTTCATGTGGATCTCGAAGCCGAACGCGCTGGGGCTGTTGGCATCGCCGCCGGGGGGCGTGATGTTGGCGATGGTGCAGGCGCCGGAAATGACCGTGCCGCCGGCGTTGGTCGACCGGAAGTTGGTCGTGCGGTTCGCGCCGATGGCGAATAGCTTTGTGAGGATCCAGTCCTGGACCGTGTCGCCAGGGATGCGATCGCCGGAGAAAACGACCTTGTACTGGAAGCCGTTCACGGCCGAGGATTTCCCGCCGTTGCCGTCCAGGTAGGCTTTCTCGTCGACCGCTTCGTTGTTGCTGACGGCTGCCGCGGTGAGACCGTTTCCGATCCGCACATAGTTCGCGGTTCCGCCGGGGTTGATGTCCAGCTCGAAGAGAGTCTGGAAATTCAGGGGAGCGCTCATACGCTATACCTCCTCGAAATAGACCAGCTGATACGAGCTGGTGTAGATATTTGCGCCGCTCTCGTCCCTCGAAATGAACGTGGGCCGCGCAACCGTCTCCAATCGGCCTTGGGACAAGCCGAGTAGATTCGTGAAATTGTCGAGGAATAGGATTTCCTCGATGGCTTCGAGCCATTGCCGCGCGAGGACGACCTGGGCCGACTTCGCGTAGTATGAAAAGTTGAACTCGGCCCAGTAGGAGCCGGTGAGATAACGGCGGGCGATGAGCGGGGAAACGTCATGGCGGCACATCAGCTCTTCCTGGGAGTCGCCAGGGAAGGCGTCTTCGCTGATCGCCGCCGGGAAGGTCGTTCCCGGAAAGTCGTGGCCCGAGGGGAGACGTGTTCCGGAGGGTGTTTCCTGAATCTTCGCCAGCTCGGCGAGGACGTAGGCGTTGATAGCTGACATAATTTCAGGCATTCAGCGCCCCTTGAGCTTTCGCCAGCCATTCGGGAAGGTGCCGTGCTTTCGCTTCCTCGAACCACTTGCCGCGCGCGTTCGGGTTTCGATCGAGCGAGAAATTGTATTCGGGATGCCAGTACAGGCGATGAGCGTAGGGGGTATCCCATATCACTATGCCCGACCCCAGCTTCGTGGAAAGGACACCAGAGGCTTGGAGCGTTCCTTCCTGCAGTGGACAAAAGTAGTTGGAGTCTTTCAGGACTTGCTCGTCGAGGGCGGCCTGGGAAAACACGAGTTGCTTGGATAGCCGAGCGACTACCCCAGGGATGTCCATGTCTACGTCGAATTCCTTAGACACAGGCCACCTCCCAATGATGGATGGCCGAGCCGGTACCTTTGAGGGGGTTAGCTTTTCGTACCGTATAGTTAATTCCAGCGCTGGTGATGATGTCGTTCGCCTTGAAGGTGATCCCGATGGGAAGTGAGTTTTTGCTATCGTAAAAGAGATTGATTTTGTCGTTTTTCATATCGCCGAGGCTCGTCATGGCGTTCTGCTTCACGGCCTCGAAGCGAACGAAGGTCAGCGCCACGGCGGCGCCGTAGGTCTTCACGTCGTGAACGGTGCCGGTGTAGGGCGTATAGGTAGCCGTGTCGCGGAGGAGCCGGCGGGGGATGGGGTTACTCATCGTCGTCCTCGGGGATGCCGTCCACGAGGTTGGCCACGCCCCGGAACATGAGCCCGGTCTGTTCGAGATACGCCAGGGCGCGGGGGCAGAGCGCGGCGGGCGCGCGGGGTGCCTGCGCGGCGGCCTTGTAGCTGCCGATCTGCTCGCCGCCGGCGCCGTGTTCATTGTAGGTGTCACCGTTCTGCACGTAGAATTCGACCTGGGCGGCCGTGGCCTTCTGGACTAGGAGGAGTTCGGCGTCGGTCAGGTCGGCGAGCACGATGCCGTGCATGGTGGCGATGTCGATGTCATCACTCGCTCGCGCGGCCAGGCGGTTGAAGTCCGAGCCGGCCGAGACGCCGAAATAGGTGTCCGAGTAGTACGAGAGAGTGATGTATGCCATTTACTTTCCAGCCTTCTTCGCGGCCTTGGGGGCCGGAGCTACAGGGCGGGCCATGGGGTCAATAATCTTGTATGACTCGTCGCAGGAACCCACGCACACGAAGCCGCGCTTCTCGGCCTCGGCGACGCCGGCGGCGTCCTCGCGGACGATCGACACGGTGCCTTTGGTCATCAGGTATTTCATTGCTTCCTCCCGAAAGGGCCGGCCCCGTTAAGAGCCGGCCCCCACTAGATGGTTAAGCGTGAATATCTCCGGAGGCGAGAGTCGCCTCGGTGAACTTCACGACGTGGCCGGTCGCGTCCAGCTCGTACATTCCCAGGTGGTTGGTCGCCACGGCCGCCGCAATGTCGGTGCCGGAGGTGTAGGCGGTCAGGCCCGTGGGGATGTCGTTGAACTTCGGATCGGTGATCTCGCCCGCCTGGAGCAGGTAGGCGAGGGTGTGGCCGGAAGCAACGGACGCGGTGAACTTCGTGCCGGCGGCAGTGCCTGCGGCGACCGTGGCGGTCAGCGCGGGGGCGGCGATCGAGGTGTACGACACGTAGATGGAATCGAAGGCGTTGTCCTTGATCCACAGATCGTGGTACTTGCGGTACTGGATCTTCCAGGCGTCCATGTTCTGGTTCTGGTCGGGGGCGAACACGCGGACCTTGTCGGTCTTGACGACGGCGATGATCGCGGAGCGGGCGGCGATGATCCAGTTGATGTTCATCGCGGTCGCGGCGGCGGTGAAGCCGTTGGTCGCCGAGAAGGTGAAGGCGGATTTCAGCCTGGCGGAAGGAACGCGGAACATCGGGATTCCGTCCAGGGTCTTCGTCTTCGTCTTGAGGGCGCCGTTCTCGAAGGTGTCGAGGCCGATGTGCTTCTCGATCTCGGTGGACTTGTCGAGGACGAGCGCGGTGGCGTGGGAAATGGCGATGACGAGGGGTTCGGTCTCGCCGATGACGTCCTGGATCGCCTCGATGTCGGCCTTGAGCTGGCTGTAGACGGTCGCCACCGCGGGGGTATACGCGCCGGTTTTCAGCTGCTGGTTGGCGAGGGAGAAGATCGTCGAATAGCGGTAGGCGTCGACTTCGGGAACGACCTTCGTGCGCTGGAACTCGCCAAGGATGGTTCCGGCGCCGGCCACGAAGCTGGTCTCGTCGTAGTCTTGGGCGTCAAGGTTGAATTCCTTGCCGCGATCCTGGGTGAGGGTTCTTTCCTCCCAGGAGAGCGTCACTGCGCCGTCGGGGAAGCCCGAGGAGCGGGAATAGGTGCCGAGGCCCTCGACGGAGACCTTCGGAATCTGGATCTTGTTGCCGCCGGAATAGCGAACCTGCGAAGCGTTCGCCTCCATCCAGGCCGTGGTCGATTCCTGCATGAACTGAAGGTCGAGGCCCGCCTGGAAAATCTCGGCATAGGAAAGCACGTTTGCGGTAGCCATGTGCTCTTGCCTTCGGGCCAATAAAAAAGCCGGGGTGAACCCGTGGCCCTTACCTGATCTAAGCCATCCATACGGACAGCCGAAATCTTGGATAAAGGACCAAGTACCTCACCCCGACTTTTTCCGGCGTCGGCAACCGGCATCCCCGCCTGAAATCCAATTCCAGGGGGCGGGCGCCCTGCGAGAGGTGATCCCCTCGCGTGCAACTACAGTCTATGCACTAAAAAACTATGCCGTCAAGACCACAATTGTGGGCTATGAGCGAATTCCGAGCGCCGCGTTGAAAGTGGCCTTCGCGGCGTCCGCCTCGGGCGTCGTTTGCGTCCTTACCCTCGCGTTCAGGTTCGGCGCCACCGGGGCCGCCTCGTCCTTGAAGTAGGGGCGCTTTTCCAGGGCCTTCTCGACCTTGGCCGCCATGGTGTCGCCTTCCTCGCCCATCGCCAGGGTGATGAAGTCGTCGACCTTCTCCTTCGGGACGCCCAGGGCCAGGGCTTCCGCCTTCGCCTCGGCCTTGTTCGCCCTTGCCTCGGCTTCGCCCCGGGCCTTCTCGGCGGCCGTCCGGCCCTCTTTCTCCTTGTCCAGTTCGGTCTTGTGCTCGTCCTCGTACTTCTTGAGGGCGGCGATCCTGTCCTTGAGGCTCCCGGCGGACTCGATGCCGAGGTCTTTCAAGAGCTTGTCGACCTGTTCGCTCTGCTTGCCCTTGATGATGTCGTTCAGCTCTTTGTCGCTGTACTTTTTTTCAGCCTCGGGCGGAGTTGCCGGGGGCGTTGCGGGCGGAGTGGCAGGCGGGGTAGCGGTGGGAGTCGCCGGGGGAGTGCCGCCGCCACCGGAACCGCCGCCGTCTCCTGCAGCCATGAAAATCTTGCGCTGAAAGTAGTTCATATCTCGTTGACCTCCTTGGTCTGTAAAGCCTTAGTCGTAGACCTGTTCGCGCCCGCGCTGGCGAGTGCGTCCGGTCTCCTTGATGAAATCCCGCATCGCGGCCTGTCGGTCGCTGATGAGGGCCTTGGCCTGGGCGAATGCGTCCCGCTCGCCGAGGCTTTCGAATACCGCAGCCTCGCGCTTGGCCGCCCTGATGCCGCGCTCGATCGCGCGCTGTTTCTGGCTTTCCTGGTAGACGCGGGCGTTTTCCGCCTTCTCGGCCGCCGTCTCGTCGAGGGAATAGGTCTGGCGGCTGATGCCCTCGAAAAAAGGATATTGCACATGGGAGCAATTTATCCCGAACAGCCCCGCCGGCTCGCCGTAGCTAGTCGTTGAAAAGGCCGGGTACTTCTCGGACTTGCCGGAAAGCGAATAGATTCTTCCCTGGTACGGGGCGCACAGGGGCCGGGCGCCCGCGTGGGCCGATACTTCGATGAGATCGGCGCCGTATTCCTTGGCCCGCTCCATCTGTACCTCGGTCGTTACCTTGCGCGTGTTCGAGCGAATGACCATGTTCGCGTAGGCTTCGGTCGTCCACTGTCTCCCGGCCTTGTCAACGATCGACGGCACGCCCGACGCGCTCCACTCCCGCACCGCCCGCACCAGCGCTTCGTGGCCCGACATGGACCCGGTCAGCACCTCTGCCGTCACGCGGTTGATCGTCTGCACGTAGAGCGGCCCGGACTGCTCAAGCATCGTCGCCATAGCCAGATTCATTTGATTGGTCGCCATTTTCTGCCAGGTGGAAATGGTCGCCCTGATAGCGGGGTCGGCATCGAGGGGCAGGGCATCAGCCAGGGCGGCCCCGGCTTCCTTCGCCCGCCTGAACGTCGTTTCCCCTCGCGTGAGCGCATCCATCGCGGCCTCTTCCACCTCGGACACGGCCCCCGCCTGAATCGCGTCGCGGTATCGCCGCAGGATCGCCGCCGCGCGCTCGTTCAGGGCGCCGAGCTTCTGTAGCCGTTCGATCTTCCACTCCGCCGAGGCCACCGCGCCGCCCCGCAAGAGGCGGGCGATGTCGGTGAGGATTTCAGTCTCGGCGGCGTAGAGCAGATCGGCGGGGTTCATGCTTCGACCTTTATCCTGAACCCTTGGCGGTAAAGCTCCGTTGCCAAAACCCCGATCTGAATCTCGGTATGGTCGATGCCGTTAATCTCGTAGACTGCGTGCATCCACTCATGAACGATTGTGGCTTCCCGCATTTCCGGGGGCATGGTCTTGTCGATGGTTATCTGCGCCATCTTCACGTCCATCCTGCCGAAGTTGGTGTCCGCCCTCGTGTTGGGTTCGCGCTGGATAATCTCGAAGGGGATGCCGCAAATTATGGTTTTCACTTCTTGATGACCTCGAGCTTCGGCGCCTTTGCCGCGTCCTGCATCTTCTTCGCGGCTTCGGCCCGCTCGGCGGCCATCCTGGCCCGCTTGCGCTTGAGGAAGCCCGGATACAGGAACGGCAACTGGACGTAGATGACAAGCCGCTCGGCGAGGCTGGCCGGCTGCCTGAACGCCATCGTGTCCCGCACGAACCAGCGGTAGGCGAGGGGGTTTCGCCGCGGCGACAGGCCCGCCGCCTCCTGGTAGTCGAGCTTCCTGCGCGTGGGCTGGCGGTTCCAGGTGTCCTCACAGAGCTTGTAGATCTGCCCCGCGCTCATGGTCGCCAACACCGGCGCGGCTACCGGCTTGAGCCGGAAGAACTTCACCAGCTTGTCGTACTCGATGAGCACGTGCGCCCGATCGCGCTCGGCTTTCGCCCCCTTTTCGTGTAACTTCAAATCGTCCTCCTATGCTCCCGCTCCGAAGAGCGAATCGCTCGTGATGATGGCCGTCTCTTTGCTGATCTTGGCGGCCATAGCCTTGGCGGCTTCCTCGTCGATGCCGTGGATCTTCTGCAGCGCGGTCGTCCGGTCGACCAGTTTGTTGGTGGCGAGGTTCGTCCAGTAGACCGTCTTACTGTTCCGATCCTCGATAACCGAGTCGTCCCACTGGATTGTCGGGGCTTTGCTCTTGTCGGCGCCTTCGATCTTGTAGTACGTCCCGAGTTCGTTGATGACCTGGAATATCTGCATGAGGCCGCGCGAAAGGTTGTCCCTGAACGCCTGCATGGTCTTATAGGTGTGCGAGTTGTCGCTGATGACTTCGGTCGCCGTCTTCACGCTCTCGCCGTCGAAGCTGAAATAGCCCGCATCGAATCCGGTCTGCATGGCGAGCAGCTTGAGGTTGGTCTGGATGATGGTCTTGTACTCGTCAGGGTGGAGGTCGGTCGAGAGCGGCGTCGGCTTCATCTTGTCAGCGTCGTCGCCCTCAAGGCGGAGATAGACTTCCTCGTCGGGGTCGAACCCGGTGCGCTTGACACCCTCGGCGTCCACGTACCCGCGCATGACCGTCCCAGGCAGCGCGACGCGGGGCTTCCCGAGCACCACGTCCATGTGCATCGAGTCGAACGCGGTGTCGATGGCCTTGAGAGTGTCCAGGGCGTTGGCGTACAGGGAGATCCCGAGCGGGCTTTCCGGCTCGATGTTGTTCGCCTCGGGGTTGGGGATGTAGGCGAACAGAGGAAGCGAGGTCGCCTCGGCCGGCACGGTCGTTTCGGGTTCCAGGTTCGGGTCGAACTGCGCGAGCGGGACTTCAAGCCCGGTCGCCTCGTCGAATACTGCCTGCTTGATCGTGTAGCCGCCGCCCTGAGCGCGGCGATGGGTTTCCACGCGGACCAGCGCCTTCTTCCCGACCACGCGGCGGTCGACGAACGCGCCTTCGTAGACCTCGGTGTTGTCCCAGGCCAGGGGAATGAACGACTGCGCCTTGACGAAATCGAGCGCGATAGTGTTCTTCTTCGCCTCGCCTTCGCCCTCGGAGCTGACGAGAACCTTGAGCACCTGGCCGCCCGTGGCACCCGCCCATTCGGTGCTCTTGCGCAGGTTCTTCCAGAGCTCCTCGCGGGTGATGAGACCGGCCACCAGATCGCCAGCGTCGACGGTCGGAGGCTCGGCCAGCACCAGGCCCGCCATCTCGGAGCAAAGCACCTTCGGCATGTTCAAAGAAAGGCGCGTTCGGTTCTTCTTCTTGCCTGATGCGGTAACGTAGTCATAGGACAGCCAGGGCGCCTTGCAGCGGTAGACCTCCCACCAGCGCAGGATGTTGTCGTCAGCCCCGGACACCTCGGGCGGAACGATGGAAACTCCAAGAATCTTAGCAAAAAATGCAAGCACCTTGGCCCATATCTGCTTCATGCTACGCTCCTCATGGATTCGAGTAATTGGCTGGCGTCCCGCTCGACGGCGTACTCGGCCGCGTCGAGGGAATCGATATTAGTTGTAAAATCGTCCAGGCGTTCGTCATTCGCTTTCGGATTCCACACCGCGTTTTCGAAGGCTTCAATGGTCTTCGGGCAGGATCGCAGGACGAACGCCCGCCCCTGGCTGTACAGGACGTCATAGAGCCTGATCCGGTCGATGATCGGGCGCTTCCAGGCGTTCTCGACGTAAATATTCGCCCCGCACGAGTTCATCGACTTGAGGATGAGCTGTTCCGCGGAGTCGCCGAACGCCCGCTCTATCGGGGCGATTTCCCGCGCCTTGAGGACGAAGGTTTTCCAGGCCGCGAGGATCGATTCGACGGACTTGTTGACCGGGTCGTAGTGTTCCAACACCGTGGCGATGGACAGTTGCCCCTTTGAGTTAATGAACCAGCCCGTCGCGTTGAAGGTCGTTGCGCTCTTGGACCCGCCGAAGTCCGCCCCGAGGGTGAGCTTGAAAATCCGCTCGCGCTCATGCCCACGCTGCAGGCCCGGCAGCTCGTCGAGAACGTTCCCTGGCTCTCCGGGCTTATTGTTGACGAAGCTCGTATAGATTCCGCCCTCGGCGCGGACCCGGAGGCCGAGGATATAGCGCTTATAAAAGACTCCGGTATACGATGCGGCGAGTTTCTGCTTTCGCTCCTCGCTGATCGCGGGGTTGTCGTCCAGGGTGAAGTGGAAACGCCGATACAGGCCGGGCACGTAGTCCGCGCCCCATCGGTCGATGCCGATTCCGGGGTCCTTATAGAACCAGTGCGTCGGCGCTTCCGGGTTGAGGGTTACGATGTTTCGAATCAGAGGGGAAGCGATCGAGCGCCCGAGCGCCGTCTTGATGAAATCGATGTGCTGCAGCGGGGCCTCGTCGCCGTACCATCCGAGAATGGTCAATCCTTGGGCCTTCTTGAAACTTGCGGCGTCGTTCCCGCCCATGAGGTAGATTTTCTTCCGGTCGTAGTTGAGGTAATGCGAGCCGTCCCGGTCGGTCTCCTGCCGCGCCGCCCCGCCCGTAATGGCGATGAATCCGTATTCTGGATCGTCCAGGCAGTTGCGGGAGAGGCTTCCGAGCGTGTTCCCCGACATGAGCAGGTTCCCGGGCGGGCAATGGAGAATGTAGTCGTTCCAGTCGTGCAGGGAAGCGAAAGTCTTAGCCGAGCGCACCGAGCCTTCGTAGACCGTCATTTCGACTGGGTCCCGATGCCCGAGGCGCAGGGCCTCGATTGACTTTTCACGCATAGGAAGCATCATTTCGCGCCTCCGCCATACTGACCCATAAGCATGTTGTACTGGTCGCGCATCGCCTGGGCCACTGCGGCAAGGTCGGCGTCGGCGATTCCATCTTGCTTCTGACGCCAATATTCCTTCGCCCGGTTCATCAACCACACCTTGCAGGCTTCAGTGTCAGGCGGCGCAGCCCGCTCAACCCACACGACCTCGATGTGTTCGCTCTCGACGCGGTGGTTGCCTTCCCAGGTGACATCCTTGCATTTGAAAGCCTGCTGCTCCTTCCAGGTCGCGCCTTTCGCGCGGTCAAAGAGCGAGCGGGCTATTTCTGCGTCAGCCAGATTTTTCCCGGATTTAATGGCGGATAGAAATTTCGGGTGCTTTCGTTTCCACGACTGCAACGTTTTCCTAGTAACGCCAAAGTTTTCCGCTAATTGCTCGTCAGTAGCACCTAATAGACAGAAATTATGAGCCAACTCGTCATACTTTGGACTGTACGACGACTTGCGCCCGCGCTTCTTTTTCGCTGTCGGCGCGGCAGAGTTGGCATCAGAAATTCCCATTGCCTAAAGAATTGCATATATTAAGCGCTCTGTAAAGACCACAATTGTGGCCTATTCGCATTTGAAACGGGCAAGAAAAAGCCCCGCGCTCGGGCGGGGCCTGGTTTGAACGGTCGAGAAAGGCTAGAACGGGTCCGTCTCGCAGACCGGAATCGTGAACCTGCAATGCCGCACGCGCTCGGCCCGCTGGATCTTCGCTACGGTCTTGTCGCCGCGCTCCCTGTCAGCCTGGCGCAACAGCTTGCGAACCTCGCGCCGGCGCCAACCCAGGACGCTGGTGAAGTAGTGCTGGCGGGTCACGGCGCGCCACCTATCGCCTTGTCAGCCTCGTCGCAGAGGGCATCTACCTCCGCTGGCCATAGGCTGTTCCCTGTCAACGCCTCGCGCATCCTCCGCACAAGCGAGCGCAGGGCGGTGAGGTCGGAGTCAAGTTCAACGACGCGGCGGGCTAGAGCAGGGGCGGCGGCTTGAATGATGCCGTTCGCGTCAACTTCCTGTTCGGTTCTTGGCCCTATTTGGTCTACATCACCGACCCATGCTCCATCTGCATATATTCGACCATCTTCCTCGTCATACTTCCACGTCCCCGGCGTAGCTTTCGGCAATGCCGCGATAGCCTCGTCAATCTGCTCTTTCGTCGGGTTAGGCATTGGAGCGCTCCTTAGTGGTTCGGCGCGTGAAGTATTCTTCGTGGTTCAGGTTTATGTTCATTCCAGCCTCGCACCTATCGACGTAGTTTTCATTTCGCCCGGACACGTCGATTTCTTCCACGACTTCGCCGTTGTCGAATCCCACTATTTCGATGGTTGTTTTCATCTTTCATCCTCGCTGTCGATCAAGGTAAAGCCAATTTTCCGCCCGGCAAGGAAAGGAAAAACACGGTCTATTCTAATGCGGACGGGCCGAAAATTGCCGTGAACCGCCATAACGTGCGTCTCTCCAACTTCGATCACAGTAAGCACCCGAGCGTAAGGTATTCTCGGATCATTGTCTTTTATCTTGTCGCCCACCTTCATCCCACCACCTCCTTGCGGCAGATCGCGGGCGGCGGTGGGAGCGGCATCCAGTGGGTCGGATAGGGATTTATGTACTCCCCTGTCTCATCTTCCCACTCGAAATCGCTATCATCACAAGGTGTGGTTTTCTTGCCAACCCCACGCCAAAATCCGTTATAGAGCAGGACAAATTCGTCGTCTTTAGGTGGTTGCTTTTCGACGCTGATCCACCCCTCAGCGCGAATGGCCGCATCGCGGGCGGTGAGCATTTCTTCCCACTTCGCGTGTATCTTGGCCCATTGTGGGTATTCACCGGGCCAGTTGTCGGCCATGACACCCTCAAGCGATCTTCCAAATTCCCTCGGCGTCTCAATCCTTTCCATCGTGGTCTCCTTGGGTGGGTTCGGGGAAGTATTTCTGGCCGCAGAAGGGGCAATACGCAGGCCGAATTGAAACCGTCTTTTCTTTGCCGAATGACCCGTCCTTTTTCTTGGGGCGGTACTTTGCGGTGAGCGCGGGAAATGCGTCGAGGGTGTTGTCTATAATGCAAAGCATTTCAGAAACGCTCGCCTTCCCGTCTCCATAAGCTTCTTGAATCTTCGCGTTCACATCAGATAAACAATTGCACTTTGCCATATCTCCCCCTTACTCAGCGTGGTAGCCGTACTTGGCCGCAATGGCATCAATGCAGATTTTCACCGCGTTCGGCTCTTTCCCTGGTATGTAGCACGGGTACTGCTCGAAAATCTCTTGGAGCATCTCCCTCGGCACCGTCCGCGAGTGGGCGGTGATCAGCGCGGCGGCTTCGTCTCGTGACAAGTTGAAAACCTCGCCACAAACTTGATCGTCTACTTGTGCGTGCTGATCACGCACCTTCTCGACCAGCTCCCCCGCATCGCTCGGCACCTCGATGGGGTGCAGGCAGGAGAGGATGGCCCGCTTATACGAGACGCCATCGCGCATCATTTCGTCAATCATTTCGTCTGCCAGCGCTTCCGCGCTATCGATGATGATTATTTGCATTAGTTTTCACTCCTTTCGTCTTTCAGGACGACGAATAGATCCGCTTCGTTGTTGGTTGAAACGGCGGCAATTCCGAATATCATCCCGAGCAATACTTGGTCGCGCGGGTTGATAGCGCACACCTCAAGAATGGTCGCCGCAACGATATTCAGGGCCGCCAGCATGAAGGCGATGTCTCGGCGCTTCACTTCGACGCCTCCACGACTACCTCGCTGCGCGCCGTGCGAATGGGCGCGGCCCGCATGACGACTTCGACACCTGAGAGCCGGGAGAATGCTATCGCCGCATCGGTCGAGCGAAACTCGATGCTAGCGTATCCGTCGCTACCGAATGTCAGTTCGCATATATATCGCCCGCTCGCCTTGTCATACATCGGCTGACCCATGCGCATGGAGGGGGCCGGGGCGGGCTTGAAGAGCAGAGCGAAGAGGACAGCGAAAGCGAGGGCCGCGATTATAAAGTCCTTTTTCATACCGGAACCGCCTTTTTCACCTTCGCTTCGCTGATCCTGGCGAACAGGAGCCGCGCCATCCATCCTTCGACTGTTGGATCAATCCCGCGCCGGCGGGCCTCGTCAGAGAGGTCGACCAGATTACGGTATTCTTTAATGTCCACTGGGGCTTCGAGCGCCGGCCGCTCGGGCATGTAAGCAATAGCGTCCGCGAAGTACTTCTCGAAAATCGCGATGTCGGGCGCCTTCTTATACTGCGAAGTGAAACCGTGCATGAGCGCCAGGCGCAGCGAATCAAGGTAAGCCGGGCAAAGCCTGCCGATGTACTCGGCGATGTCTCGTTTCTGCCCCTCAGGGTAAGGTCCGTAGTACCCTTCAACCCACACAATGAACTCTTTACCTGTCATAAAGCACCATCCTTCGCCGCCGGTACGTACTGGTCGTACCAGTCGGCGTTTTGAGTCGCTTCGGTCTTTTGAGATGCAACGAGCACCTGGGGCCAGATCCCGCCCGAGGAAAGGAAAGAAGGCAGAAATGGCATCTTCGACCAGTATTGGTCTTGGGATTTGGTCAGGTTGTAGAAGGTCGTGATGATTCGCCCCGTCATCGCTTCGTCGCCTTCGGTGAACTTTATGATCCGCTTGATCGCGGAGCCCTCCCGGGCATAATCAGGGAACTTTCCGAAGACGGTCTCGAAGGCGGTCTTGATCTTGGCATAGAGAGGGTCTACTTTCGCTGGAACCGAAGGTTCCGCCGGAGGCGTTTCCTCTCCCTCGTTTTTACTAATATCTATTTTACTTTTATTTATTTTTATTTTATTTACTTTACTTTGGGGATTATTGCGAACAAAATACTGCAAATACTCCACTGTACGTGTATTTTTGCCTACATTAACCGGGATAATGTTCACATTAACTAGCAAAATGTCCTTGTATAGAGATAACTGCATACGCCTTTTCGATGCTTCGATAAACCGCTTTTGTATGCCGGTCGACGTGAGCAGCCCTTTATCGGCCATTTTATCGTTGAAAATGCCGTACTTGATTGAATCGTTAATGATCGCATTAACCTTGTTTATGTCTACATTAACCCACTTACAGAAAAGCAGTTGTTCGCTCTCTCCCCAGGGGTAAAAATAGCCGTGCTCGCGGTACACTTTCTGAAAGAGCTTTATGACTATTCCGAATCCTTCAACCCCGTGCTTCGCTTCAAGCAGCTCGAACTTTTCATCGAGCCCGGTATCGAGGGGGAAATAGTCCAGCCCTATTTTTAACGGTCTAGCCATTGATGCCCTCCGGGTCTTCACGTAAGACGATTCCCATTTCCATAGCCAATATGTGCGCCTCGTCGATGCACCATGCCGCCTCCTCGCTCGTCATATCCCGCTCGGAAATCGGCATTGGTTCCAGGTCGACAAGGGAATAGACGGTATCGCCGTTCGGCTTCGTTGTGAACCGTAGGCCGCGCTTGAAAGCCGCCCGCTTGATGTACAATTTCACGTCGTCGAACTCGTTATAGGTCGCGGCACATATCTGCCGGACGTGGCCGTTGAAGTGGTTGCATTGGCTATAGCGCCCCGTCGACCTCGGCTTCGATGGCGTTGCCATTTCGAGATCGAGGTGTTCAGGGCTTTTAAGCACAAGCTCCCGATACTCGGCCTGATAGATCCTCGGGATGTAGAACGAGGTGATTTCGAGCGTTCCGGTCTGTATTCGCTTCGCGTTCGGGAGCTTGAGCTTTGTCATAGTTTACCTCAGAAGGGGATGTCGTCGGTGAAGGGCATGGCTCCGACGGGTTCGGGCTCGCGGGCTGGGGCCTGGTACTGCTGCCTCGTGGTGGGGGCCGGAGCCGGCTGCGCGGCGGGCTGTGTGGCCTGCTGGGGGCCCGGCTTCGCAGCGGGGGCGTCCACGATAAGGTACTTGATTTCCATATACGCCTTTCCGTTGCTCTTGATGTCTCCCTTTGCGATGTGTCCCTTGCCGACCCTGCCAAGCCAGCGCTGATATTCGAAGTTCCCTCGGGGAATTTTGAAGCAGTCGAAGAACTTGGTCATGTTCGCGTTGAAGTAGTCGTTCTTCACGATGTAGTGCTTGAAAACGATCGGGGATTCCCTCGTTATCAAGTGGGCGGTGATCATGGGATTCCCCGCCTGGCTCGGCTCGAAGGTGATATTCTGGATCTTTAAGGCATAATCGCCTTCTTCGATTGCCTTGACACCGTAGTTGTCGTCAGCCTGATATCCGTCCTGAAATTCGTCCATCTGTATCTCCTTTACAATTTGAGGAATTCGATTCCGTGGTCGTTCATGAAGTCGCCAAGGGCGACGATCTGCTCGTAGGTGCCGCGCACCCACATAGTCCGCTCGAGCATTTCCGGCTCGGTGGTCGGTTCCTGCTCGAAAGGCGTTTCCGCTTCGGGCTCGGATTCGGCCGGGGCGGCGGGCTCCTGGGCCACAGGCGCGGCCGGGGCCGTGAAAGCGGGCGCCGATACCTCCGGGGCGGGCGGCGTAGCCCTGGCGGCTTCCTCGCGTTCCTTCCTGGCCTTTTCGATCGCGGCCAGCCGCTCGCGGTTCGCCTTGATCTCGTCCGCGCGCTTGAGCGCAGCGTCCAGGCTCAGGGTGTCCAGGTAGAAGTTCTTCGCCTCGGGCTCGTTGATGCGGTCCAGGACAGCGAGGTCGTCTTCGGTCTGCTGAATTCTGGCGGCGATCTCCGCCTGGATGTCCTTCATCTTAGCGCCCTTATTCAGCCAGGACTCGTTCCAGATTTTCCCGAGGTCGAAGTACTGGCAGCCCTTCTCGGAGAAGAACTTCTCGATCAGCTGGCGCTTCTCGTTCTTCTCCCGGCTCTCCACTTCCTTGACCACGGCATCGATCTGGACCGACGCGGTCTTGATTTCCTGGCAGGCGGCGGCGATGGTGTCCTTGAACTCGTTCAGGGGCTTCATCCAGTCGCGCTCGATCTCGATTCTCTTGTCGTTCAGCTTCTTCGTGGCGGCGTTGAGCTCCGCCTTGTCGCGCTTCGCGTCGGCGATGTTCGCCTCGCTGTAGTTCTCGGCCTTGTACATGGTCAGGTTGCGCCGGACGGTCTCCAATATCGCCTTCGCGTTGGTCGTCAGCTCGCCGACGGTGTACTTCGATACCACCAGTTCTAAGCTCTCTGCCTCGGGCTTCTCTACGGTCGAAAGGAATCCGTCGTCGAGGACGCGGCCCTCGTTGTAAGCGTCGATTATCTCGTTAACCTTTTCCGGTGAAAGCGTCTGGATCTGCACGACGTGGTAGTTGCCCGATTTCGGGGTATGGAGGACGCGGAGGTTTTGGCAGTCGCCCCGCTGCCTCATGATGGGGCGATAGAGGTTGAGCTGGATCGTCCAACTTAGGATGTCGCGCTCGGCCTGAGTCTTGATGTCGTCGATGCCGGAGCCGTCCAGGTAGACCATATCCACCGTTCCGGCGAACAGCAGGCCGTTCACCGCCGCGGCGCCGTGATCCTCGTGCGCTACCGCGCCGAGCATCTGTGTCTTGATCCACTGGCCCTCAAGGGTGGCGAACTCGCCCGACTCCACGTCCTTGTGGATGGCCTCGCCACGCTCGCGGGCGGCCTTGAGGTTGGCCGCCGGGATCTTCGACATATCCTTGCCGGTAACTGCCGCCACAATCTCCGTGACGCGCGGTACCGCACACCCGTCGACGGTGTATTCCTGCTTATCATTGTCAAACAAGAGATTTCGCATGTTCCCTCCTGGGGGCGGCCTGGGCGGCCGGAGCAGCGGCGTCGGGCTTCGCGGCGGCCGGGGCCTGGGCACCGGCGTTGAACGGCGCCGGGAATCCGTAATAGTTGCGGATCGCGACGTCGACGGCCGCGAGGTCGTTCTCGATGTAGCGGTCGGTGAACATTCCGATAGGCGATTTCACCGTGTCGGTGCCGTCGTTCATCGTGGAGAAGTAGTATTTTTCATCCTGGACAAAGGTACGCAGGACGATGGTGAACATCCCTTCGACGGTGATTTTCTCGTCGAGCATCTTTCCAATGGTTTTGAACTTCGTGAAGCCGTTGGCGTCGACCTCGGTGTGGCCGAGGAAGTAGACTACCTTCTGTGCCGGGAGCGCGGACACTTCGCGGACGAGGTTCCAGAAGGACAGGCCGATGTCCGTGAACTTCTGGTATCCGGTTTCCTTGGCGCGCCGCATGAACTCGTTCGCCATAAGGAATTGAGCATCATCGACCACGATGATGTCTGAAGACGCTTTTTTCAGCGTTTCGATGATCTTTCCGTAGTCGTCCGTGTTGAGCGACCTCTTATCCGTCTTAAACGGTAACGGCTTGCTGGCCACATTGATGAGGCCATAGGTTCCCGGATCGAGGTGGCGCATTGATGCGCTTTTCCCTGTTCCGGAATTTCCGAGAATCATTACTCCGACGCCCATTAGGCTACCTCCTCTTTCTTTGCGAATTTCCATACGAATTCGCCACATACATTTCGTTTTCCATAGCAACACGCCGAGATGTTTTTATATTCCAGGCGCAGACTCCTTGCGGCCTCGCGGGCCGACTTCCACTTTTTGATCAGCTTTCCGTCGCGGGATAATTGGAGGACTGGCTTTTCGCAGACTTCAATTTTTCCGTTGTAGGTATTGTTGTAGTGCTTCGTGCACCATTCGATGTTGTTGGCGCAGTTGTTCGTTTTGTTCTCGTCTTTATGGTTCACGATGTCTTTACCGGGCTCGCGCTTAATGAATGCCATAGCGACAAGCCGATGGACATAGACGCACTTTTTCCCGCCCTTTAGGTCGACAAGGAAAAGCATCATGTATCCGTTGGCTTTATTGAGGCATTGTTTTCTTATGCGGTTCTTGATCTTGCTATAGACCCTTCCCTGGTCGCTCACGAGGTAAAGACCCTCGTAGCCTACAACGTCAGCCCAATTTTCCCGCATCCTGAAAAATCTCCTTTTCAAAACGGGCTGTCGCCCATCTTGAAGTTGTTCTCCTCGCAAATTCCCTTGAATAGGGCTATGGCCCTTCGTGCGTTCTCGGCGGTCTCTTCGGGCGTTGCGTACTCGGCTGTGACGGCGAGCGGAACCTTTCCGTGTTGGTCCATGGAAAAATCCATCCTCGTCGTGCACTTGGCCTTCTTGGGCGCGCGGGCCTTCGGGGCGTCGCCTTTCATCCTGCCGCCTTTGCCGTTTCCGGTACGAAGCCATCAAAAAACGCGGTCTTGGCGAGCACCGAGTAGCCGTGGTTATTCAGCCGCACGGTCTCGGCGGCGATGGCCTTGGCGCCCTGCTCGTCGCGGGCGATCACTTGGGTGTCGATCTCGTAGCGGTTGCCGTCCGAGCTCGTCATGACGATGCGGACCGTGTATTTCGCCATCCTTCTCATCCCGCCACCTCCATCGAAAATTCCGCTTCGACGCGGAACTTGATCGTGTATCCGGCCTGCCTGAGCCTTCCACGAACCTTTGGCTTGTCCAGCAGGGGCAGCGCAATCGCTTCCAGCCGCTCGGCTACTATCATGCGCGTTGCGACGTTGGCGACGCACATAAGTGCCGCTTCGGGCCGCATAGCGCATTGCAGGGCGTTCCGCGCGATCTTCAGGCCGCGATCCGACATAAGCACCTGCATCGTCTTAGCCTCGTACCGTGCCGATTTTTCACCGCTCATTTCACCGCCTCCAATAACCCGCACTCCTTGGCGCGGTGTGAGGTCTTGGCAAACTCCCTGATCTTGTCCAGCTCGGCCTTTGCCGTGTCGGATACGTCGAGCGAGCAAAGATGCGCGAGTACCTGCGCTACTAACCTGTCGTCGGCCTTGAAGCGAGTACCACCGCACCATAGCGGGAAGCACGAAAAATCAAGGTCGGCGCGCGTGAGGTTGGCGTCCCTGAGGTCGGCGTCCCTGAGGTCGGCGCCCATGAGGTCGGCGCCCATGAGGTCGGCGTCCATGAGGTTGGCGTCCATGAGGTCGGCGTGCGTGAGGTTGGCGCGCGTGAGGTTGGCGTCCCTGAGGTCGGCGCGCGTGAGGTCGGCGCGCGTGAGGTTGGCGCCCATGAGGTCGGCGCGCGTGAGGTTGGCGTCCATGAGGTTGGCGTCCCTGAGGTCGGCGCGCGTGAGGTCGGCGCGCGTGAGGTTGGCGCCCATGAGGTCGGCGCCCATGAGGTCGGCGCGCACACCACCTTCTTTGTCTTCGATCCACATTTTATGCAGTCTCAGCGTTTCGTTGATTTGCTCTTGTGTCATTTAACCACCTCCATGAGAGCCTTCTGCATTTTGCGCACGTCCTCCGTAAGAATGAGCACTTTTCGCCCGTTTTTCGTCGCGCGGAGCTTGCCTGCCATGCGATAGTCATCAACGCTTTGGTCGGTAACGCAGAGCGCGGTGGCTGCCTCTTTCCTGCTCATGAATACTTTCTCCATAGTTACCTCCGTTTACTTATCGTAACTACTAGTATATTATAGTAACTACCAGCAACCGTCAAGGCATAAAATACACTAAATGTTACTTATTGTCATTTTTCCGTTATTCCGTTATAATTGAGATATGAAACGAATAGGATTGACGCCGACCGAAAAGGAACAGGAATTGATAGAGAAAGCCATGGAGAAGGCAAAGCAGAAAAAGGTCGCCCCCTTCCTTCTTGCCCTTGCCCTTGAGCGCATAGAGGAACGCTGGCCCGAGCTGTTCCAATCTACGCACTGAGCAGCGCATCGAGCCGCCTGAGCCTCTCCACGACCTCGGCGATGATGCCGCGGGCTTTGGCACCGCCTCGCTCGTGATCGCTACGCCGTCGGGAGTCGTCAGATAGGCGCAGGCGGGCGCGTGGCAGTGGTCCATTCATAGCCCCAGCTCGGCTTGCGCCCCGTCCAGCCAGTGCGTGAGGTTGGAATGGGCGGTGTTCTCGCCGGCGTTCATAGACCAAGCTCCTGCGGCATAGCTACAGGTCGCTGGTCGTCAAAGAGGCGAGGCTGGAGGTATGCGGTTTTGATGCGCTTGCAGGCGATGTCGAAGTATTTCTCCTCGATCTCAATGCCTATGAATTTGCGGCCAAGGTTCGCGCAGGCGACGCCGGTAGTTCCACTACCCATGAAGGGGTCAAGGATGGTTTCACCAGTAATCCACTTTAAGCACCACTGCATGAGCGAAAGCGGTTTTTACGTCGGGTGATATTTCGGCCCTTCGTTGGCTTGCTCGCATTGGGCGAGGCGGAATACACGTACGGGTCGATCAAGATTCGACCATGCAAGTTCAGCCTGTCCGGTTGTCCATTCATCGTTTTGCTTTTTGTCCCATATCAACCAGCCGCGAGCGGTGGGTAGGCAGTAATAATTCCCACCCCATATCACTACTTCAGGCGCGAGTGATGGGAGCGATTCGACGCCCGGAACCGTTGAGCCGTCCCACGCCATCGCCTCGGAAGGATCAAAGCGCCAAGATGATCGGCGCGATCCGCCCCCGCCCTGCCATTTGTCGCCAAGGCCGTAGGGCGGGTCTGTTAGGATTGCGTCCACCTTGCCGAGCGTCGGCAATATCTCTAGGCAATCGCCCAGATATAGCGTCGCGTCGCCAATATGCTCGATTCTCATTTCGTGTACACCAGCTTCATCTTTCGCTCGGGGCGGCGGCGGCGCTCGATGCGGGCGGCCATGGCGTGGTACTCGTCGCAGAGCATGTCCGCATAGTCCCCGGTGTATGAGTTGTCAAGGTGGGGGAATCTTCCGCGCAGTGTCTCGTAGATGCGCTTGGTCGAGATGCGGCCCACGGTCGCCAGCGCTTCGCGCTTGATCGCCGCGTAGATTTCGGGGTGCGCTTTATGGTAGGCGGCGAATTTTTGGCCATGGGTGTCGGCGGCTGGCGGCAGGGAGGTAATGAAGTCAAGCTCGGGCTCGAAGTACGTCATGCGTCCACCTCCGCGTAGTGATCGCCGCGATCCTGGTGCAGTCCGAACGTCGCATGAGTGCGCGACAAGAGGCGGCGCTCCGCGCGGTGCGGCGACTCAATCTCGGCGATGGCTCGCGGCCTGGAAATGGCGAGGATGGATTCGCGGGCCTTGCGGCGGCGCCCGGCGATTGATAGATCGGCGGCGGGTGCGGTGGAAGAAATGGAGTAGGTCGTCCCAGAGTGAAGCCATGTCCCGGTGCCTTCTTTCAGCGCGTGAAGGATCGGTTTGTAGCACGATCGCTGCTTGTCGTCGGAGACACCGATGTCGAAAAGGAATTGCCGCACATTGAGGTAGTGCTTGCCATTGACCCATAGTTCACGCATGGCGGGCCTCGAGCGGCTTTCGTTCCTGCCGGCAGCTTGCGCAAAGTTCGCGGCTGGCGCCTTTGCAGGGCCAGGGCGGGCAATGGGCGAGGTTCGCGGCTTCGCGGGTCGAGGAATGCCACTCGGAAAGCTCGGGGTGCGGATCGAGGAATAGCCAAGCCAGAATCGCTTTCAACTTCATAATCCCTCCAAGAATGAGGCGGTCAGGTCATGGGCCTGCGCGGACAGGGAAAAGGAGTAAAACCCCTCCGCCGCCGCCCCAAGTGCGCGGTGGTGCGCCAACGGCGGCGCCGCGCTTTTATTCACCCTAGATTGTAGTAAGTACCTTTCGATCGCCCCTCCGCTGGGGGTATTCGGGGCGGCGGGAGTCGGACCCGCTTTGACCGTTCACGTCCAGATCCACGCCTGCCACAAGCGCTCCCTGGTCGCTACGCCCCCAATCGCCACGGACAACGCGCCGGGGCATCGCGCGGAAGTTAAGTGATCACCTCCTTTTTCAAGCCAGCTGGTAAGGTGTTGGACTTCATATCTGGATTGCCTTTTTGATGGCCTGGATCGTAGAAATGTTGAGCCTGGTCTTCGTGAAGATCCCCGAAAGCAGGTTGCCCAGGTCGGTGGAGATTCCAGGGATGGCGCTCGCGTTGACATCGCACTCCTTGAATATTGCGTCGCTCATGATCGGGTGCAGGGCGTCGATTAGAGCGCACATCTCGGCGGACAGAATGTTGTTGGCTTCCTCCAGCTCCTTGGTGATCTCTCTGATTTCCTTGCGTTCGACCGGGGCGGGCACGGTTTCCGGATCGGCAAAAAAACTTTTCGGATTCATAAATCCTCCCTCCATTTATTCACTCGGGCATACGCCCGCGTTTTTATTGAGTTTTCTGTATTTCTCGATTTCAGCTAAAAGCCATTCGCGGGGGTGGCGAGTCTGACCGAAGAACTTGGCGTAGTCCTCCATCGCGGAGATTTCTTTCTCGCCGTATTCCTCGACCAACTTTTCGCGGAAAATTGAATGGTTTCCTTCGAGCGTCCAGTTGCACCGGACGCATTGCGGCCGAAGGTTCCGAAGGTCGTACCGGGTTCCGCGGTAGGCCCGGACGATGAAATGCCCGCAGTCAGTCGACTCGATGGGCTGAACTGCCCCGCAGGTGTAACATCGGCAATATCCGTTCACGGAATACTTGCGCCGGACGTAGATAGATATTTCCTTGTCGAGCTTTTTCTCAAGTTCGGAATATCCCATTTCGGGAAGCGAGCGACGGGATTTAATCATGCCGCCCTCGCTGCTGATCGCACCTTGCGGCGTTCGCGAGCGGGCATCAGATCCCACTGCTCGCGCCGCTTATCCGCCGGTAACGCCGTCCACTTGGCGTAGGTGCTGATATAGCACCGCCAGGGGTGCGCCCCGGCATCGCAGGACGCCCCAAAGCCCGGGATGAGCCAGGGGGATCGGTCGAGCTGGCTGCGGGAAATGTTCTCCCGCTTGGCGATGTCGGCCAGGGACAGGGTCAGCTCGCCCAGGGCGATGCGCAGGCTCTCGGCGATGGTCTGCAACAGAGCGCCCTGCTCGTTCACCGCGCCGGCGAGGTTGTCGCGGGCATCGGTCATTGGTGCGGGTCCTTGCCCTCGGCCAGGAGGCGCTCGTACTCGGCCAAGCCGCGCTCAAGGAGGCGCCCCGCCATGACGGCCTTGGTGGTTCTTTCGCGCTTGGCGATCCGCACTACTTTTTTTCGCGTTTTCGCGTCGAGGACGGCGTTCGCGTATTTGGTCTTTGAGTCCATGAGCGACATTCTAGTACGAGATCTCGTACTCGTAAAGCATAAATCGAATTATTTTACGATTTTTCTTGCAAAACAATTGTAAGTATACGATAAATGGAAGATATAGTACTAAAATAGGTACTGAAATGGGGGAGGGCTATGGCGAACACAAGAAAGAATAAGCAGGACGTCCATACCCACCAGCTCAAGTTCAACATAAGCGAAGACGTCTACGCGAGGATGCAGGCCGACAAGGATCAAGGATACTGGGCGGACAAGTTTGATTCCGAGTTCGCAACATATCTGATCTGGCTCGGGTCGAATGTTTATGAAGACGAGGTGTTGAAGATCGAGCTTCGGGTGGGAAAGAATAAGAAACCATCGACGGAAATAACGGGCCGGGTTGCGGGAGAGTAGTTGCCTTTAGGGCGGAGCCATCGAGCAACACTGGCGTGGAAACATTAAATAATCATGGCAAAATATTGCAATTTCAGAACGTGGTAAACGATTGGCAGTTTTACGGTGGGGCGCTGGCAAGTAGGGGGATACTATGAGCGATGAAAAAGAAAAAGAGCCAAGAAAGAAGCCGCTCGAAAATTCGAGCGAGACGGTCAAGGTTCGGATTTCCGGGCGCGTGCTCGCCGCGGCGCGCGCGGCTAAGGCGAAAGGGCGCTATAGCGACAAGTACGAAAACGAGTTCATGGGGTACCTGGTCGAGCTGGGCCTGCAGCGATACGAGGCTAAATGCCTGCCGGTCGAGCGGGGCGACGACCTCAAGGCAAGCGCCCTTCACGACAAGATTCTCGGGTCAAAGAAGTAGGAGGCGAGGATGTACGGCATCGATTATAGCATTTACCTGATCGCGGCGGCTGTTTCGCTCGGCGTCTACGTTCTTGTATGGCTCATCTTCCGGCGCCCGACGCTATGGTATTTTCGAATCAATGAGATGATCGCCCTGCAGGAACGGACCGTCGCCGCCCTTGAGCGCATGGCCGGGGTGAAGGAACCGGAAAAGCACATCGACCCGGTGCGCAAGTATCCCGACTGGACATGCAGGAAGTGCGGGGCGACGAATCCCTGGGATGCCGACAAGTGCGACCTCTGCCATACCGACCGGGGCGCATATTAGCGAAATGCCCAGGAAGGCCGATTCCTGGGCCTAGGACGCGTCGGGCCACAATTGGGGTCTAGTTTTACCTTTTCCGCCATAGGATTTATCCCAGCCCCGGCGCGCCTAGGATTTCGGGGTGTTTTTCCTGCTTTCCTCAAGCGTCCGTTGAATACCGGCTCCCGACAGCCTTAAGGTCTCATCGTCCGGGTGCTGGTAGCCCTCGGTGGTAATACTCGAAGCATGGCCCATGAGGCGCTCGATGTCCGGCTGGTCGAGGATCTCCATTTTGTACGTTCCGAACGAGTGCCGGATGTAGTAGGGCGTCCAGTCCCGGCCCTCGTAGCCGAGCGCTTTCATCACCTTCTCGAAGGCATACCCTACCGAAGCTTGCGACACCGGCTTCTTTCGGTGGGGCGCCAGGAAGATGAAGTCCATGTCATCGGCGTGCTCGGCTTCCTCGCGCCATATCTTGAGCTCTTGGATCGTCCGTTCCGATAGATACGCCGGGCGCACCTTGCCGGTCTTTGTCGTCTTGATTTTATCACTCTTGCCCGCCTCGACCGCCGTCCGGATGGCGACAAACCGATTCGTATAATCTATCTGGCCCCACCGCAATGCTCGAAGCTCCCCCGGCCTGGCCCCGGTGTCGTTCATGCAGAAGAAGAAGCAGACATACATCGCCGAGCCGTAGAGCTTCACCGCGGCGCCATGCGTCGGCGGGCAGAGCTTCCCGAGGGCATCGCGGGGGAGGGCGGAGCGGGGTTTCTGCGGGGCCTTGTTGTACTTTTCCACGCTCTCCACCGGATTGGCGGCCCGCAGCGCGCCGGTGGAGATCCAGTACGTGAACATGAGGCCCAAGGCGTAGCGCATCTTGTTCCGCGTCGCTCGGGCGTAGGGCTTGCCGTTGATCTTCACGAAGCCAGCGACGGCTGTTTTTATCATCGGGGCGTCGATGAGATAGATGTCCATGTCGCCGAAGCATGATAGGAAGTTGTTCTTGAGGAAACCAGCATAGACGGCGAGCGTCGCGTCCGTCCGCGTCCAGCCCATGAGCACCTGGTCCTTGTCCCACGCCCCGCCACGGTCGAAGAACCCGACGGCCAGCTCGCGGAAATTCCGCTTCCCTGACCGCTTGGAGATCAGAGCGTCGCGGTTGCGCTCGGCCCAAGCGATCGCGCGGGCGCGGTCCTCATAGGGCGCGACCCACGACCCTTCGACCCCCAAGAAGGACACTCGGAAGCGCGGGTCATGTGGCGATATTCGCTCGGCCCGAATAGGCTTTTTTTGTCTCGGCATGGGGTCATTTTAGCCCTAAAAGGCCAATAACGCCACATATAACGCCACATGAAAAGAAAAGCGGATTGTAAATCGTTATCTAGTAACGAAATACAAGCCGCTTATATAGCCCCTAGGGGAGTCGAACCCCTCTTTAAAGATTGAGAATCTTTTGTCCTAAC